AAAATCAGTATCCCTTGTTACCAACACCTGATTACCTTGACTGTATCCATTGGCAAGATATTTCTCTATACCGACCGTATTACCATCTGTCTCTCTTCCAACTATTAGATTATTATTCCAATCAGTGGCAAAGTTCGTATAATATGTATCATCGCGAAACATAGCCGTGTTATGTACCCAGCCACCTGAATCAAAATCATATATGAAACATATATTAGAATTAGTTGTAGCATCTTTAGGGGACCTCATTACTATCAATTGATTACTGATCGCATCATAGCCTACCATTACATCCTTCAGGTGAGCTGAACCATTGGCAAAGTCAGACCATGACCTCATAGGTGAATTAATGGATTCGAACACACCTATCCTATTCTCTATGATATTGGTGACGGCTCTGCCATCATATAGGAAGCATCCAACCTCATTGGCCCAAGCAACACCACGCTCTGTTCTCGCCACACTATGATGAAAGCTCACACCTTGATTACTGACAGTATCCTCAACATACCATCCAGATGGGCTCGGACTGGATATGTTTATGATATGGACAAGATTATGCTTGAATGCCAAGAGCCTATCCGAATAGGATTGTAGAGCTGTATACTCACCATAGTCACCTTTGGATATGTCCATGAAATTATGTTCAAGGAATGTATCCATCTTATTTATCTCAGAGAACATTATCCTGTCCCCATATCTTATCTTGGAACCGGTAAAGTCCTTTGTGACAACATTAGCAATAAATGTCCTTCTACCAGCTACTGTTATCGCACTGTATGTTTCTTTTTCTTTACCTATTGAATTGAATTTTACATCATGGGCATAACCATTGATCGTTTCATAGGTATCCAGATTAGGACCCGTTGATTTCAATCCGGCAGATGAAGATTCACCGGAATAATATCCAGACTGATATGAATTAGCGGGCGTATCCGCAACAACATATGACCAAGCTTCATACTCACTATCGAGTGTCATCCTAGCTCCACGAACTATATCTATATCAGCGAATAGGACCAATGGGTCATCACTCGCAGACTCCCTTATATATATCCTCCCACCACTTATTCTACCAGAATAAAATTTGTCTGCATATACTGTACATTCAAGAGATTTATTATTTGTATCCAATGTATAACCACTTCCACTGAATTTTGTCGGCAGTGACTCCTGATTTCCATCATATATGAATGTCTGCCAGAATTCATATACCTTATCCTCCCAATCACCCTCACTGGCATGATCAGTAATACCTATATTCCAACCGATACCACGCTTATATATAGATCCACTATTATCAGCTATCTGAGCATCAGTGGTCCCGCCATAGCCTCTATACACAAACACAGGAGTATCCGATCCTATACCTTCTCCAGACCTTCTTATCATAACAGCTTCGGGGTCTTCAGAAGAAGTGCTTAATATGGAATATACCTGACCGATCTCAAACATATGATTAGCATGTTGTGGTGTGCTAGCGGCAGTATCAAAAGTAATAGCAACCTCTGTTATTGCAGTCACCAACTCAGATGTTTGAACTTGATTACTGTCACCATCCTCAAGTTTATCATTAAGAGTAGCGTAATGAGCATCAGTCCCGACCGTATGCTGATTTGCAGTCAATATCGCAACTGAAGAAGGAGCATATAAGAAAGATGGATGCTCGTACCAACCTGAAAAAGAAAGGCCCTTTGCATGATTGAACTGGTTCCTCTGAATATATCCATACCATTTTATTATAGCATCATTCTCTATATTTACATCATTTACACGAAGAACCTCATCTGAAAAACTGAAAAGGAATTCAGATGTAGCATCCTGATCCAATAGGACGGGCTTTATCTCTTCGGCCTTCCAAGCGTCATTTTCATTTGCTGGAGTTCCAACAGCATTGTAGGACCATACATCAACAGTACCATTCTCACCATCACCAAGTGCTATAAGTTTATCCCCAGTTGTTCTTCTTGCTTTTATAGTGACAGTAGCGACACCTTCTGAAGATGATGTGAATGTAAGTGTTGTTCCTGAACCGCTTATCCCTGCTGTGCCAGTTGCCTGACTAAGGGTTAATGCACTTGCATTAATCCCTTCTGTTCCTGTAGCAATTGCACTAATAGTTGTTCCAGCTTGAATATTACTCCCAGTAATCGTTTGACCAACCCTAACATCTGCACTATCTGCAATAGGTATAGGGCCTGTTGTACTATTTCCATATGAATCATCAGTATCAACTGTAAAAGATGTCTCATCTACAATATCACGTCCTGTGACCAACATATATTGATCATAATCATAACCCATGAAACCAGTAACGGTATATACACCATCATTAAGCTTTGAACCAGTAACAGTAATTATATCACCCGGCTTTATACCAGCAGTAGCTGTCCAATAAGTAGCTTTGGTAGTACCAGACGTTCCATCTATTTTTATATACTGCCTTGATGAGAGAATAGGCGTAATAGCCATATTATTCAGTAGCTCCTATACCAGTACCATCACCCCCGGGGGCAACTGTTGCTGGACTGTATATATCAGTATTTTGCGGATCGATAAAAGATATATTACCAACTGCAACACCTACTGTGAATGTTGTGGTACCATCATCATTGAACTCATTCTTCCTACTATGGTCAGACTCAAAATAAGCAAGATTATATCCACCACCTCTATTGGTAGGTGTACCCTGATCAAGTTGAGCAGTCACAGTTGATATGTAATTACTCAAAGTACCAGCGGCATTGGATGGATCAACACTATGCAAATGAAGCGCACCAGCGGTCTTTATCTTACCCTGAGCATCTATGGACATATTGCTAATGAAATTAGCCTCATCATCCCTGATATCCCGAGGGTCCTTCAGGGAATTCATACCCCTTGCAAAACTTCTTAACGTGTAATATTGTTTAGGCATTATCAGAACTCAGACATTACCTTCTTTATCTTCTCCAACATCTTATCATCCTTCTTGCTCGGCGTTGTCTTCACAGCAAGGTCGAGGATCTTGATAATAAAGGCCTTCATACCATGTTTCCTGATCTGTCTCTTTACCCATGAACTTAATACACTCATTTCTTATCTTCCTTTCCTGCGGCCTTATAAATAGCCTTCTTAACTGTTGTCCACAAGAGATCGTCCCATGTGGATGGACTCAGCGCGACCGCCTTGTCCAATGCTAATATAGCGATCACTACATATTCCCAGTGCTCTGTTATGAATTCCATTACATCTCCTTTAATTAGCTTTTGTGAACATTATATCAAGCATCTGCCTGATCTCTATCAACTCTTTATGGATATACTCGAATTTAACATCGGTCACATCCTTCGGTGCCTTTTGATCCAGCTCTGATCTTACCTGTGTAATAGCGGTATCCATGGATCCCCATGCAACCGCAATAGAAACAACGATGGTCACTATCACGATAAGGTTACCAAGCGATACTCCGCCATTGATCTTCATATTATTTCCCATTGATCCTTGATAATGAACCCTTGACCTCCATCATAACATCAGATAGATCGTTCAATTCCTTGATCATATCCTCATGCCTTCTGTCCCTTGTATCGTCTGATGAGTTCCACCTATCCAAGAATTTGATGATTATCCCCTCGATATTGTTTATCTTTGTGGATTGTCCTTTATTTTCCAAAGCTAACTTATCAAGTGCCTCTGCTTGCTCGTCTGCCCTTTGGCCTTGTTTAAAATATCCATAGAAAAAGGCACCAACTACCAAAGCAAGAGCACCATATTCAGCATATAATCCCATAAAATCTTCCATTATTCTTCTTCTTCCTTAGCTTCACATTCATCACATACCCCACCTTGCATAATAAGGATAGGTCTATCACACTCAACGCAATGAAATGGTAAAGGCATTATTTCTTCTTCCTCTTTCCCCAACTTAATGGATTAAGATTAAGTTCTTTCTGGTACCACTGTAATTGTTTTTCCATTTCTAAATACCTTAATTCTTCATCGGCAATATGCTTGCCAACGAGGTCTGCAATCTCTTCGTTAGCGGTATCCATTCCTCGCTCAAGTTCGCTAATTCTATTCTCAATCT